ATAAGATGTCTAAATATATCTATGNNNNGNTGGTATAGTATGTTGTGATGGTATAGTATGTTGTGCTGGTATAATATTAGTTGTATTATTATAATTATTATTTAAGTTTTCTTCTTTATAACTTAATGTAAATGTTAAATTATTTTTAATAGTAAATAAATTTTCAATAAGTTGAGAATGTGTCTTTAAAAATGTATCTACTAGTGTTGTAATTTTAGTTTCATAGTTATTATAAAGTGTTTTATGTTTAGTATTAGTAGTATAATCAAGTAAATCCTTAATATAATCTATAGAATTATTACAGATTACTCTGGAGACACTCTTTTTTTTAGAAGTATTCATAATTATTATTTTTAATATAATAATCGTATTCTATTAAATAATTATATAATAATAGTAAATTAAAAATAATAAAATAAATTAAAAATAAAATAAAATACTAAAACATAAACTATAAATTATAGTTATGTAGTTATACATTTATTCATCACTATCATCAAGTAGTTTATTGATTTCAACAATTTCTTCTAGACGATGTTTTAAATATTGTTTTAAATATTCATTTGATTCAAAATTATAATCTATACGATTAATCATATCTTGTAAAATTTCTTTTGTAATAAGAAAATTAGTATCTTCTTCATTAGAAGGGTCAAAATCTCTTTCTTTTATAGTTTTAAAGTCTTCTTTTTGTTGTTTTTTTGAAGAATTTTTCTTTGAAGAGTTTTTATTATTTTTATTATTTTTCTTCCTTTCATTTTCATACATTATTTGTTTATTTTCCAATAATCCTTGTTTATAGTCATTATCAGCACCATTTTTAATTTTATTAAAACTACTTAATAAAACATTTTTAAATTTATCAATACTTTCTTCTCTAGATTTTTTCTTCTCTTCGCGTGTTTTGCGTTTATATTTTCTTACATTTTTTTCACGTGATGTTTCATTAGTATCTTCATTGTATTCTTCGTCTTCTTCATCATCATTTGTAGTATCTGTAAAACCTTCTATCATATTATTATTATTATTATTTTTATTTTTATTTTTATTATTAGTATTAATATTAGTATTGCTAGAATAGAATGATGTTCCAAAGAGAATTGTAAATAATAATAATACAATAAGTATGGATATATTAATATTGTAATAACCTATAAAAAGTGTTATTATTAATACAATTAATATAATAGCAGGATTTGATATAAAAGAACTGATTGAATTTTTAAGTGATGTATTTATAAATGTATAACAACTAATGAGTAAAACTAAATTCATAATAATAAAGAAATTTATATTTGGGTTATTAAAAATTTTATGAATTTTATTATGTATAGATGTAAATGGGGTTAATGGAGACATAGATGGTGTTGAAATCATTTTTATACTATTGTTTATAGTGTTGATTATAGAATATATTTTATTATATAATATACTTTATTATAAAATATACTTTATTATAAAATATACTTTATTATATATTTACAAGTATTTATTATTATATATTTACATATATATTTAAAAAAATAAAATAATATATTTAAAAAAATAAAAAAATATAGTTAAAAAAGTAAAATAATATAAACTAAAATTATATAAACTATAGTATTAATATTAATAGTATTACTATTAAACTTTAAAATGTAGGAACCCCGCTTCTAAATTGTTCAAATTGGTTATGAATAGCATTTGGTTGTGGCATTACAGATTGAGGGTCTCCTCCTGATTGTATAGTAGTATCACTAGAAGTAAAAAAATTTAATTTACTAATATAAAGAGCACCATAAGTTGAACTATAAATTAATAATCCAATACGTAAATACTGTGCTGATGTATATTGTTTCTTTTCAAATTTATCATAAAGATAAACTAAAATTAAACCAATAATTGTTGCAATTAATGGCAATACATAAATATTTGTAATATATTCTTCTAGCATTTGTATTTATATTTATAATTTAAATTAGAATTTGTAATGAGATTTAAGTTAAAGTTAAAGTTAATAAATAAACGTATTTTAAAATGATAAATATTACGTATTATAATTAAGTATTATAATGAAATATTATAATTAATTAATTTTATTATAATAAATTAATTATAATATTTGATTACTCATATTTGATTAGTCATTATAGTAATAAATTATTCATTATAGTAATATATATAAATAAAATTTGCTCCTAAACTAATAAATGTATGTAAAGCACAATGACATAGTGCCGATTCTTTAATATAGTTTTGATAATGTAAATAATAATTTAGAGGATACATTAATATTCCTATAGAAATAAGTATTTGTGCAATTGTATTATTTGTCATAAATGATAAATAATAATGATATAAAACTGATGTTACTGCTACACAAATATCAACAAATCTTCTATCTGAATTCATTAATGGTAATCTCCAATGATTTATTGAAGTTGAAAATAATATAAGTCCCAGAATACCACACAAATACAGTTCATTATAAAATGCTAATGATATATGAATTAGATGTATAAAACATATATTAAATACCCAATTATAGATTCCTACTGGATAACATAATACATCATTATTAGTAGTTGTAGTATTTGTAGTATTTGTAGTATTTGTAGTATTTGTAGTATTTGTAGTATTTGTAGTATTTGTAGTATTTGTAGTATTTGTAGTATTTGTAGTATTTGTTTTAATAATATTATTAGTATTATTTGGATTACTAATTTTAGGAAAAGTTATATTTGTTGGTTCAGATTCTTTTCTTTCCTTTTCTATAATTTTAGATTCTTTAATATCATTTTTCATTTTATAGTTAATTTTATAGTTAATTTTATAGTTAATTTAAATTTTATATTTAAATTTAATTTTATAGTTAAATTTAATTTTATAAATAAAAAGAGTTAAAAAATAATTAATACTAAGTTAAAATCAAATAGTTTTAGTTAGGACCATAAATACCGTGAGATTTAAATTCACTATTTAAATCACTTGATGGACAAAGAGCAGGATTATGACCATTGATATCTAAATTTTGTGCTAAAGTAGTATTTGGTTGAGTTGATGACATAACTGGGAAAGTGGTTGTTGGTATATCATTATTAAAAATAGCACTTAAAATTGTAGTTTTTTTTTTAGGTGTAGGTGTAGGTGCCGGTGCTTTGGTTGATGTAGGTTGTGCTTTTAACATTTGTGTCATTGTTGGAGTTGCTCCTTGAGTTGGATTAGTATTACCAGAATCTATTTTTTGAGAAATAACATTGCCATTAGTATCTACAGTAACTGTTTTGGTAATAACAGCAGGGACTTTAATATAACGAACAGCATCACAAGATTCACATTCTTTTTGAGTAGGACAGGGAGCAGGCTCTGGACATTTTTGTTGTGCGAGACAGGGTTTAGGTTCAGGGCAAATTTTTTCAGGACAGGGTTCTGGTTTAGGGCATTCAGGGGCGGGAGGGCAATCACGCATTAAGTTTGCACTTACTTTAACTTTAGGAGCAATACAAGGAGGGCAGTTTGTTCTAGGAGGTAAAGTAGATTTTTTTACGTATGCTGAATAATCTATTTCAGCAGGAGGTGCACATACTTTTTCAGGAGGAATGCTTGATTTTAAAACATATTGACTTAAATCAATACGAGGACCAGGAGATGGAATATCAGATTTTGAAATATATTTATCTCTATCTTCAGCAGTAGCAACTATACATTTACCATCATTAGGACCAAGTTCAGTTTTTTTAACAAAAGTATTAACATCAGGGGCATAACCATAATCGATTAATCTTTGTTGAAGTGCTTTAACTGTTCCTTTTAATTGTTCTGGTGATTCATCTTTTAATTTTTCTTGAATGGCTTCTAAAACAGGATCTGTAAAAGGTTCAATGCTTTTTTCATTGTCTTTAATAAGCATTAAAATATAACATAATATTAAACTAATTCCTAATAGAGCAAGTAAAAAATTAGTGGTATTCATTTTAATTATTTATTAATTATTAATATTATTATTTTACTAATTTATATTAATATTATAATTTATAAATTAATTATTTAATTTATGAATTAATTATTTAATTTATAATAATATTATTTTTTATTAATCATTTAATTTTTTATAAAAATAAAATAATTTGAAAAATATAAACATTTTTTAAAAACTAGAAAATAATTTTTAAAACTAGAAAAAAATAAATAATTAAAATTTAAATTTACACTCTTGAAGATTTAAAATGAGACAAAAAATAATTAAATTACAATTTTTTTTATTTAAAAATATCCTATTTTATTTATTCAAGATATGTTACTGATTTTATTATCTTCCATCTATGACACTATAGCTACGTTGTTCTAAAAACATTATTTGTGGGTGTAGTGTAGATGACAAAAAATCTTCAGATACTTTTGAAGAAGTATCATACCCATAATTTACACGACTTGAAATAGTCAAACCTTGAAGTTTTTTAACATATTTCAACTTAAATGTTGTCCCATTTTAAATCTTCAAGGGTGTAAACCATTGTATTAATTTAGTTTATAATTTGCAATTGCATGAACCTACACGATTACTTGTATAATCATTTATATCAAGAATTTTACACCCTTGATATTTATTAATCTCATTCTCTAAATCAGTTTTATTATAAAGTTCGGTATATTTACTACCTTGATTACTTGCACTAACACCATATTTGTCCATAATAGATAACATTTCATTTGATAATTTTTTTTTATTATTATTCGTATCACTAAATGTTTCTTTTTGACTTTCTTTACTACTTAAATTAATATTAACATTTAATGGTGTTTCTTTTTTTCCTAATGAAGACATTGAAACATCTTGAGTTTGGTCTTCATAGTTATTATCTAATTGATTTAAATATTGTTGTATTCCAACTTTAACAGAACTAATAACATCATTGACTTGTTGAACATTTTGTTCTGACATATCACTAGAATATGTTGCTTCTGAAGAATAAGGGTCAAATTCGGGAGTAAATAAACTTCCAGGACTATAATTTAATACAGGAATACCTCTTGATATTTCTATATCTTTTATAAGCCATTTTTGACCTTCAAAAATATTTGTTGAATAATAAGGTCTTAAAGCAAGATTTCCATTTTCATATTGAAGAGCAAAATCATTGTTTATTTTAGGTTTAGCAACAAAATACTTGGATATAGAATCTTCATTTTCTGTAATAGTCCATAATTGGGATTCATCAGTGCTATTTTTTATTTTGATTGATAAAAGATTAGCATTAGAAACAGAATAGCAACCACCTGATGTTTTAGTAGCAATAGTAGGAATATGTTTAATTAAATAAAAATCAGTTTCATTCATAGTTTTAACATATTCTATATTAAAACCAATACCAAAATGGCGAGACATAATAGATTTATTACTTAAACGAGGATTTGTAGTTACTTGAGGGCAATCAGGATTTTGGGATGGTGTTGGTGCTGGCGATGGTGTTGGTGTTGGTGATGGTGTTGGTGATGGTGTTGGTATTGGGTTTGGTGTAGTGCTACTTATATTAAAAGGTTCATCTATTTTAAAATACATAAAGTATAAAATTAAACCTGTAGCCATCATTAACATAAATATAGTAAACATAAATATTGAATTTGATTTAATCATTTTAAAAAATATTATTTCAATTTATAATAATTATATATATTATTTTATTAATAAATAGATATATATTATTTTTTATAAGTTTTTATTTTATTATTTCCTTTAAAATAATAAAAAATATTTTATTTATTATATATATTTTAGATATTTAAAAAATTAAAAATAAAATATAATATTTAAAAGGTAATAGTTAAAAAATAAAACTATTAATAAAATTATATTAATAACTAAACATTTATTAATAAAATACTTATAATTGTTGTAATAACTTAGTAAATATATTTTCTTGTTTATTTGTATTACCTTGTTGTATAGTTTTAATCATTTGTTTTCCTTCGTATGAATTAACATTTGGTTCTAAAGGATTAATACTTTTAAATTCATTTTTTACAGGTTCTTCTGCAGTTAATGAACCATCAGTGTTTAATGAACAACTACTATACACTTTAATTGGTTTATAATTTTTAGATTCTTCTACAATTCTTTCATTATTAATTATATCTTGTGCATTTTTAATTTGTCTATTAAGATAATTAATTTGATATTGTTGATAGGCTTGTTGATTTTCTAAATTAATAGTTTCTACATCACTAGATTTTGTTAAACTATTATCTTCTGTTTCAGCATTATTCTTTATTTCTTTTAATAAATCAACTAAATTATTTAAACTAGATAAATATTCTTGAAATTGTGGATCTGTTAACGCACTTGCTTCATTTTCACCTAAAACTTCAATATTTTCTGGTTTTAAAAAATCATTAATATTTTTTGTATTAAATCCTTCTTTTATATTATTTGAATGTTTTGAATGTTTTGAATGTTTTGAATGTTTTGAATGTTTTGAATTTTTATTATTATAATATCTTACTAATTTGTAAAATACAATAATGGTAAGTCCAATAACAATATGAGATAATTGACAATTATGATTTTTACTATCCATACATAATAAATAAGATAATACAATAACTAATAAAATAACTATTAAATCTAAAATCATTTTAATTATAGTTGTCTATATATGTATATAAAATTATAGTTTAATTTAATATTATATTTTATTATATAATAATATATTTATTATAATTTATTAATTATATTTTTTATAATTAAGTATTTATTATTTTTTATAATTAAGTATTTATTATTTTTTATAATTAAGTATTTTATTATAAAACATAATTAAGTAAAATAGCGTATTGAATCTGGGTTTGTAAATGTATTTTCCAAATTTTCTCTTTCTGTACATATTTGTATAACTTTATTAATATAATCATTTATAAAGTTCTCAGGAATACTACCAGATGGTTGAGATGAGTCTATAAGCCCGGCTGAACATTTATTTAATTCATTATCATATTCATTAAGTGGATAATCTTTACACTTATCGCTAATTTTTTCATTGAAAAAATCTGTGCAAAGGTAATTTGCTTCTGTAGTACCCATTGGATTAAATGGTGGTAATGGAGAAGCAGATGGAAAGTTGTTAGCAGTTGTTGTTGGATTTACAGATTTCATACTATCAGTTACATCTTCAGAATCAGCAGGCTGTACTAATAGTATTTGGGGTTGTGTTGTTTGGGGTTGTGTTGTTTGGGGTCGTGTTGTAGTTGGGTATGTAGGCATAATACCACCATTTAAAACAATTTGTGTATCTTCAGTAAGTTTTTTTATTTTTAATTCTTGATCATTTATTTGATTTTGTAATTCATTTTCTAATTCTTGTGCTCTTAAATATTTATTTATTGAATATGTATTAATATTTATACCAAATAACTCAATTTTTTTATCTTTTAAATAAATTAATATTAATATAATTGATAAGCATAAAAGTATTAATAACTTTAATTTAGTGTGTTTATTTAATTTCATTGTATTAAATATTTATTATAAATTTGTCTAATAGATTAAATAGTGTTAAAGTATTACTTATATTAATAATAGATAAGAAATTTACTTATAATATAATAATATAATAATATAAAAAATATATAAAATTATAAATAATAACAATAAAAATAAATTATAAATGATAAATAAATATAAACTACATTGAAATTTTTAGTTTCTTTAAATATAAAAAAAAATAATATATTAATAAAATAATTTTATTGCGTTAAAAAAACAATTTAAAGATATATTTATAATATAAATCATAAACCGAAACATATTCATCGCTTTATTTCTATTTCAAAATGTCTCTTACTTCCAAAATTGCTTCTTCTGAAGATTCCTTCAAACTTTCTCAAAAGATTGTTGCGGCTCTTGCCGAAAAATTTTCTTTTAAGTTTGAAGAAGGATGGTCTACCATTAGTTCTCGCCCAATTGAAACTATTCAAAAGCGTCTCCGTCGTGAGAAGCGTCGTGCCAACCCAACCTCTTCCATCAAGCATGCTCGCACTGCTTTTAGTTTCTTTACCCAAAAGCAACGTCCTCTTTCTCAAACTGCTCACCCCGAAGCAAGTTTTGGACAACTTTCTCGCTATGTATCTGAGGCTTGGAAGGCTTTGACCCCAGCCCAAATGACTGAGTTCAAGACTCTTGAAATGGCTGATAAGGAACGTTATCAAAAGGAGCGTGCTGAAGTTTTAGCCAACTTACCAGTTGCTACCGATGTTGCTGTTGCCCCAGTTGAAGAAGTTGCTGAACCAGTCAAGGAAAAGAAAGTTCGCAAGGCTAAGAGTGCCGAAGCCAAGGCTCCTGAAACTCCTGCCCCTGCTACTGAAGCACCAGCCAAAAAAGCCAAGACCCCTAAAGCCAAGGCTGAAGTTAAGGCTGAAGTTAATGCTGAAGTTAAGGCTGAAGTTAAGGCTGAACCTAAGGCTAAAACCCCAAAGGTTAAGGCTGCTAAGGCTGAACCTGTTGAAGCATCCACTGAAACTGCCAAGCCTGCCAAAAAGGCTAAGACCCCCAAGGCTTAAATAAGTTTCATATTTATTTAATAATAAACAATTTTTTTTAATTAAACATTTTTTTTATTTTTTACATTAATTTTATATTATTATATTATTTTATTATAGTAAGTATTTACAATGTATGATTATTTTATTGTAGGTGGAGGTATTTCTGGATTATATACTACATATCATTTATCTAAAAATTATCCTGATAAAAAAATATGTTTAATTGAGGCTTCAAAATATATTGGTGGAAGGCTTCATTCTATTAACTATGATGGTATTATAGTTGATGGTGGAGGAGCAAGGTTTAATACTAAACAACATAGAGTTGTTTCATTAGTAAATGATTTAAACTTAACTAATAAAGTATATCCTATTACAAATACAATAAATTATAAATCTGTTAATCCAAATTACGATAGTCATCTAGAAACTATTTTTCCATCACTAGATAGTTTTATAGTTTATTTGAAAAAAATAATAAAAAAACATAATATTACTGATGAAGAACTTATAAATACAACATTACTTGATATTGTTGATTATAAATTAAATAAAAAATCAAACTTATCTAAAACATCTAAAAAATCCAAAAACTCTAAAACATCTATATCTCAACACTATCCTACAATTAAACAATATTTAATTGATATTTATCCTTATTATTCTGAACTTGGAGTATTAAATGCTCTAGAAGCAATTAATTTATTTACAAATGAATTTTCAGATAAAATGAAATATAGTTGTATTGATGGTGGGATGGAACAACTTGCTGAACTTTTATATAATAAATTAAAAAAACATAAAAATGTTAAATTATACAAAGAATGTCCTCTTGAAAAAATAGTTAAAATTAATAATGATAATAAAACTAAAATTAATAATAATAATACTAATACTAATAATACTAATACTAATACTAATAATACTAATACTAATACTAATAATACTAATACATATTATGAACTTAGTTGTAATAATGGTAAGCAAACATTTACTACATTAAATTTAATATTAGCAATTCCTAAAAATAAATTAATCTATATAGATTATTTAAAACAAAATAAAAAAGTATTACATAATTTAAATTCTATACAAAATGAACCTTTATATCGTATTTATGCTAGATATCCATTAAATAAAGCCATAGATAAAGAAAAAGATAAAGTATGGTTTCATGATTTGAAAAAAACATCTACTAATTTACCAATTAAATATATTATACCTATAAATTATGAAAAAGGCGTTATAATGATTTCTTATACGGATTCTAAATTTGCAAACTATTGGACTAAACAAGTCGTTGATAAAACATTTGAAAAAACATTAACAAAACAATTAACACAATTATTTCCAAATAAAACTATTCCTAAAGCCAAATGGTATAAACACTGTCCTTGGGTTTCAGGTGCTGGTTATTGGAAAAAAGGATATGATAGAAAACTAATAGTACACGAAATGATACAACCTTTAGAAAATGA